GTCAATTAGCGGAAAAACAATCGGAACAACTGCGAACACTTCATTTTTACAGTTAGCCTTTTGGGTATCGGCTGGTTCGAGTTTTAATTCTCGTACTGGGTCAATGGGTATCCAATCAAATACTTTTGATATGTGGGGATTCCAAATGGAAGCGGGATCAACTGCGACAAGTTTCCAAACTGCCAGCGGTTCAATCGGTGGAGAGTTAGCGTTATGTCAGCGTTACTATTGGCGAAATTCTAATACCGGTAACTCTTACGCTTCTTATTCTATGGCTGTGGCAAATACTTCGACTAGAGCGTCGTCAGTTTTAAATTTTCCAGTACCAATGCGAATCGCACCAACGACATTAGAATACGCAAATATTTGCTTCGAAAATTATGCGACGTCACAATACGCTTTATCAGCTGTAGCACTTTCAACTTCTACTAATTCCACAATGTCAGCAAGACTAGAAGGAACAATTTCGGGCGCTGTAGCTGGTCATGCTGGTTATATAAACGCTCAAAACTCAACATCGGCATATCTAGCGGTAAGTGCGGAGCTATAAAATGGAAATCGTTACAGATAACTTTGGAAATGAATACGTCGTAATTGACAGAGGTAACGGCGAGTTTACGTCAATGCTTAAAACAACTTACGACGAACAGCAAGCGGCGGCAATAAATGTCCCTGACGAGCTATAACGGCTGGGAAGCTTCAAAAGAGCCAGCGCATATTAAAATCAAGTCCTACGCAATTCCCGGGACTTCATTAAAGATTCGCTGCGCCGAAGCTGTAGCGCCGTTAATCGTGGGATTCTGTAAAGAGTTTAACGAACTAATCGAGCCGCTCGATGGCGGTCAGCTCGACGACTGGGGCTATTGCTTTCGCATGGTACGCGGTACAACTACCAAGCTGAGCAATCACTCAAGCGGAACAGCGATCGACCTTAATGCGACTAAACACCCACTCGGAAAAGTGGGAACGTTTCCAGCTGAAAAAGTGCCAATGATTCGAGCGCTTGCCCGTAAATACGGCTTATTTTGGGGCGGCGACTATCAGAAGCGAAAAGACGAACAGCACTTCGAAATCAACGTGAGCCCGAAAAAAGTCTTAGAGCTAATCAAGGCTCTAGGGTTAGGAGAAAAGTAATGAAAGAGCTAAAGGCTATGGCTGCTAGTTATGGACGATCAGCGCTCGCGGGAGCGTTAGCCGTCTATATGAGTGGCGAGACCGATCCAAAGAAACTAGCTTGGGGGCTATGGGCTGGGATCGCGCCCGTTCTAATGCGTTACCTGAATCCTAAAGACGTTACGTTCGGCGCTAAGAGCTAGTGAACGCTAACGACTGGGCTGCTATGAGCGTGGCAATCGTCACGCTTCTAGTAGCGTTTATGACCGGTATCCGCTACCTAGTTAAATATTACTTATCGGAGCTAAAGCCTAATTCTGGATCGTCGGTTAAAGATCAGGTGAACAGGTTAGAAAAGCGCGTCGATGAGATTTACAGCTTGCTAATAAGCAATTCGACACGCCGTTAATTACGCATAAGGCTTGCCAATGTCAGACTTTTAGTTCACCCTATTACTTGGGAGCGAATAAGTCGTTCCCAGATTCGGGAGCTATAAAATGGTAAGCATAGAAAAACTGCTGGTGATCGTGATCGTAACTAACGTAGGCTGGCTGCTAGTGGGCTGGTCTATGGGCTATAAAGAGGGAATCAAGGACGGCTATAACCGAGGTCGAGCAGCTGGGCTTCGCTGGGCTACAGATCGCGTTCGGAATTCATAGTGGCAAATTTAGAGAATTATGAGACCGTCGCAGAGCGGATCGAAAAGTTCTGGGCTAAGTACCCTAATGGTCGTATTGACGTCAAGATCGTTTTCCAAGATGGCACTCGATATATTATCCAGACGGATATTTACAAAGACGTCACCGACGCTTTACCGTTTGCGACAGATTTCGCAGAGGAAATTAGATCAAACGCCAATCGCTTTCCGCTTGAAAATGGCAGCACCTCAGCAATAGGGCGAAGTCTCCATACCGGTGGATTATCCAAATTCAGCGAAAACGTAAATCGTCCATCGCTCGAGGAAATGAAGCGAGTCGAACGTCCAGTAGCCGTACCAGTTCCAGCGCCTAAAGAGCCTATCTCTAATGGATCTTATGATCCTTGGGATTTAAGTAAAACGGTGGACGAACTAGGCGAGAAGCTTTTAACCGGTGATCCACTCGAGGAATCTCCGCGTTGCGTTCATGGCTCGCGGCTTAAAAAAGAGGGCGTGGGTAAAACTGGAAAGCCTTATTCGGGGTGGGTCTGCCCAGATGGCGCTCGAGATAAACAATGTCCGCCGATTTGGCTGTAAGTGTTTACGATTAAATTATCTCGAGACGAGGAAGTCCAGGCTGCTAAAGCTGGATTCTTACGCGAGACTTATTATGAGACAAATCCCAATTTCCACGATCAGTCGCTAAAGGGCAATCTACACGAGGCAATTATGCGTCATAGTGAAGCTGCTGGGAGTGAATTAGCAGCTGCTAAATACTTTCAGATTCCGCACTTCAAACTTACGATAAATACGTTTAAGACGATGGCAGACGTGGGAAGTCAGATCGAAGTGAAGCATACGACTTGGAAAGATGGACACTTGATTATCCGAGAGCGTGATCGAGCCGAGGACATAGCCGTACTCGTTACCGGTAAGTCGCCGGTCTATTACGTCGTCGGGTGGATACCTGTAGCAATAGCGAAAACAGATCGATTTAAGCATAAGGACGGCTCATGGTGGGTCAGTCAAATCAACTTACGTCCAATGGAAAATCTAAGGAGAAGCAATTATGGCGACGCTCAAATTTGAGTGCCGACGCTGTAAGCGAGAGACGCTACAGGTCGAAAGAATAGTCACCGATCTACTACCGCCGGGCGTTAAGACGCTCGAGTGTACGGTCTGCGGCGTGATGGGAGTCTGCTTGGTAGGTGATGAAGTTGCCTAGTTATCTGTACCGGTGCGACCAATGCGGCGGCGAACTCGAAATGAATCACCCAATTAGGACTCATGGAGACGTATCGCCGCTTTGCTGTAGTTGAACGAACAGTAATAACAGCCCATATTCTCGCCGCATTTTCGACAGTTATATATGAACTGGATTTCGTTACAGCAACCCATGAGCTGACTTCTCATGCTGATCCGGTAATATTGATTAGCAAACGGCATTAGTCCTCATCTCTAATCGCTGCAACGATTCGCTGAACTAAAGTGCCCTCAGCTACGTTTCCGCAACGTTCGCATATATGAAGCGGCAGGAATTCAGCCTCGACTTGACGTGCGATTACTTCTCTTAATTCGGCTAATACTGTCCTAATATGTGGATTATTCATTTCTTATCCTTTCCCCAACCAGTCCCGCGAAAGATAATCGCTGGAGCGCTAAATACTCTTATCATTGGATAACTACAACATAGTGGCGATATATCGCCGTTACTTGGTATCGAGTGGTTCATTTCAAGCTCCGCACCGCATTGGTCACACCTGTAAAGGTAACTAGGCATTAGTAGTACCCGCTAGGCAGACGCCCATAGTTCCGCAAACCGTACACTCGAGCGTTTTAACGCCCGGAGGAAGTAAGTCGGTAACTATTCGTTCGACTTGTAACGTTTCGCGCTTACAGCGCCGACACTCAAATTTCAATTTGTCCATAATTTGACTCCTTTAGATTTTCCATCGAGTTTAGATTGTGTTGGCTGACCCACCATGATTCCGATTTGTCATGCTTGAATCGAGATGTTTTAGCTGCTCGAATTGGTATCCAGCCCTTGACGTAATAAGTCGGTGATTCGCCTACCACTAGCACAGCTAAGTCCTCGACTCGATCGCGTTCGCGTAGGATTAAGTGTCCATCAAGCCATTTGGTATGCTTGATTTCGATTCGATTTCCGACGTCGGCTCGAATCTTAAACTTGTCTAGCTCGAGCTTAAAGTCCTTAATCCCGAACCATTTAGCAGCTGCTATCTCAGCACCTAGCGCTTCAGCTGTACGCCGAATCGACTCATGGATATTGCCTCTAGCTGACTGGTCATGGAAATAGTAATTTTCCACGCCTTTAGATTCGCACAGGAAAGCGGCAGCCGCTGCTTGGATTTCCTCATCTTTGGTAAGCGTGATTTTTGTTATTCCCATATCGCACATGCCCGGTTATTGTCTGGACATACCCAGCCGCGATAATTTTTGCCCGCTTTGCTTACGCCCTCTTTGCGAATCATTACGCCATGAGAACAGGATCGACCAGTAAGTATTCCGCCAATCTCAGCGACGGCTTGAGTCATGTCCCACGGATCATAAGACCCATTAGGCAAATCCTCTTTAGGTGTAGCTACGACTGGGCGCTCGACTCGCTTCATTTCCTCAAACGATGGTCGATTCTGATTCTCGCTAAACTTGCTTAGACCGCCAGTATGTAAGGCTCTACCTATTGCTGAAGTCGATCCGTTCTCAAGTGGAAAGCGATTAGCCGATGATCTGATTTCCTCGGCAAAATCTGTCGCGAACGGTAACTGGTCGGTTACTTCCTTGTAAATATCCGTCTGGACGATATATCGAGTACCGTCCTGAAATACGATCTTTACGTCGATCCGACCATTTGGATACTTGACCCAGAACTTTTCTATGCGTTCGGCTACTGATTCGTAACCCTCGAGTG